CGCAACGGAGCCAGCGGCAGCCAACACCGGCACTCCAACAAGCCCGGATGGACGCAGTAGTACCACCGCAACGGAGCCACAGCCAACACCGGCACTCCAACAAGCCCGGATGGACGTAGAAGTACCACCGCAACGGAGCCAGCGGCAGCAACAAGCCTGGATGAACATAGAAGTACCACCGCAACGGAGCCAGCGGCAGGTCGACACAGCCGTAACACAGAGCCAACAGATCGGCATGCGGCTCTTGGCCAGAACGGCACAGAAAAAACAGACAGTTCGTGAACTGGATTCGATCTCGGCTCAGGCAACTCGGCTTCTCCAGCAGTATGCCAGACTCGGGATCCGTCCGCCGAACTGTCGTCTATGAAAAAAAAAATCTCATCATTCCGATAAATGAAACAACGACAGCAGCGCGCACAAGCACACCGCCAGCGGGGGCAGAGCCAGCAGCAGCAGAAAACGATCGAGGAGTGCGTGGTGTGTTTAGAGGCCAACCCGGATTTTCAATCGCGGTGCCACCACAGATTCCACAGAACGTGTATCGATCGGTGGCGCGACCAGTGCCAGCAGCACGGCCGGCCGATCACGTGCCCGTCCTGTCGTGAACCGCTCCCCCAGCTGGCTTCCGGGAGACCACTACCGCCCGCACAGCGACCGATGACGCTCAACCTTGCCAGGGAAAACCTCCATCCGGATGCCTTTCGTGATCTGCTCGGCTATTTAAGATGAAGTCTGCTACGGAAGGGCGCGCGCGACGCTCGGCTCCGGAGATGTCCCGATATGAAGAAAACACGTCTTGCTGGTTTCTTCATGGATGATGGACAGCCGCAGATCCAGATCCCATCCGTGGCCCGGCCGGTCGATCCGCTCGATCCGCACCGCGCCATCGGCCACGCGGAACTCGAACCGGGCCGGATGGAGGCGGTGCTCCATGCTCCGCACGGCGTTCCTCTCGCGCACGCGGCGCAGGCGGCTTTTCTGAGCCACCGCGTCGGCAAGCTCTTTATTCATGATGTAGTCGGTGTGCGGCTCGACGAGAAACACATAACCGTCCGCGCGGACGCGCTGGGTGTGATAGATCCTCTTGGTGTCCCACAGGTGGCCGTAGCACTCGTGCCGTGTCCCGCCGTAATACCCCGGGAAAGTCGTGCTGATGAACGGCCGATCCTCAAACAGGATCTGGCGGCCGTGGACGTGCCGCAGGGGCGTGTTCAGGTGATTGGCGTGGCGCCACAACAGATCGGGACCGGTCACCTGGAGCGCGTTCTGGCCGTAGAAGCGCGCGTGGATCTGATCCACGGCCTGATCCAGGCACCGCCGGATGGCGTCGCTGCCGGGGATGGCGAGCATGACCGAGTTGAAAAGCCCCCACGGCGCGAGGTCCTGGCACAAAACGTGGTCGTCGTCGGGACGGACGAGATCCTGGAGCCGCCGCCGGAGGACGTACTTGTGGTCGAAATAACAACCCCCGTGGACGACGAGGTAGCAGTAGCGGAACAGATCCGCGCGGAAAGCCCGCGCTTTCAGGATGTCGTACGCCTCCAGCACCCGCTCCGGGAAATGCCGCCGGATGAACGAACGGCAGTCCGCATCGTCAAAGAAACGATACTCGTACTCTGGATTCAGCTCGACAAAGGTCAGGAAAGCATTGTAATGCAGCGGGTGCTGCGGCTGCCGTGTCGAGAACGTCTGGATGATGACGCGCGGGATCTTTTGGTCTCGGATCACCGAGACGCTCAGCGCGACACGCGTCTCCAGCTCCATTGTTTTTTCGTTCGTCTCCGAGGCGCCAATGTCGAGCACCTCGTCGTCGATCCGCAGGCGCAAGAACTGTCCCCAGCCCGTAAAAGCATCGAGCCGTCGCACGACCACGCGGCACCGCCGCTCGCCGACAAAATAGACCACGGCATGGAAATCATCCACCGGCTCTTTGAGCAGCTGGTAAGCATTGCCGATCAGGCGCTCCGGTCGCGGAGCCATCGTCTTGGGAATCATGTCTCTCTACAGACCCGCAATATATATATAAATCATTCCGGTCTAAAGACGTAACGGCGAAAAACGAAATGGCCTGCGCGATCTGCCTGGAAGACGTCTTTATCCCGGTCGAGATCACGGGCTTCCCGTGCGATCCGCAATATCGGGGCTGTTATTCTTTCCAGCGGGTGTGCGAGCGGTGCGCCATCCGCTACCTCCACCTCGACAAGGCCAGGGCGGATCGTCCGTGCCGGATCCGGTGTATTTTCTGCGAGAGCACGCTGAACCCTAGAGAGGCGGTCGAGCCACTGTACCGGAAAGATTTCTTGCTCATGTCGCTGGATCAGAAAGAGAGGGCCTGCCCGTCCTGTCCCGGGATCCGCGGGACGCACCTCGAGATCGATGCCCACCTGGAGCGCGACTGCCCCCGTGCGGTGGTCTCGTGTCCGTGCGGGGTGGAGGTCGAGCGGGGCGTCTTTGAGAGCCACCAGCGGGCGTGCTGCCTGTACCGCGTGTGTCCGGTGTGCAGTGCCGTAATCCTGTCCAGAGACCGCGACACCCACCTGCGGGAGGCTCACGGCTCCGTGTCCTGCCTGCTCTGCAACAAGATCACGAGCCGTACGCTCAGCGGACACATGGAGACCGAGTGCTGCTTCCGCCTCATCTCATGCCGGCACTGCAGCAGCCGCTTCCCGGCGCACGGCCTGGTGGATCACCTGATCGAGCACGTGACGGCGAGCAAGGATCGCCTGAGGCTCCTCGAGGACATCCAGAAAAAAGAAAACCGGATCTACGAGAGCCTGCTGCGGGAGGCGCGTGAGGTCTTTGAGTCGGTGTACGGCGGGCTGGAGGACTAGAAATAAAGCGCCATCTGGACGCCCCGTTCGTGGAAGCCGCAGCGGGTGTAGAATCCGGTCTTGTCGGGCGCGCAGTCGAGGATCACCTTGTAGCAGCCGTGTCTCTTGGCATGATCGACCGCGTGATCGATCAGCGCGCGGCCGAAGCCCTGTCCGCGGTGCCGCTCGTCCACCACGACGTCTTCGACGTGGCCGACACGGCCCATGCCGTGGATCAGCTTGTTTTCAATCAGCAGTGTGGCCGCGCCCGCGAGCCCGCCGTCGTCGGTCTCCAGGACAAAGACCTGGTGGTGGTCGTCATGGAGACGCTCGCAAAACCGCCGCCATCCGTCGCGATCCGGTTCTGGACACGGGGAGAGCCGGTTCAGCAGCGCTGGGTACGCGTCATCCAGGACAGAAAGCGGTCGCACAATCATCTGGTTTTTTTTCACCTGAAAAAAAAAATAATACCCGGCGCGACCCGGTTTAAAAAGACGAGGTATGATAAAACAGACCATGAGATTCATTTCCGAGGAACAAAAAGAGATCGTCCTGGACCCGTCGCGGGTCCGGAAGATCTGCGGCTGCGCCGGCAGCCGCAAGACCGACACCATGATCAAGTGTGGGATCCGGTATCTGCGGGAGAACCGGAGCGGCTCGTGTCTTTTCCTGACGCTCGTGGGCTCCGTCACGGACGAGATCCGGCGGCGGCTCTCGGCCGCGCTCCGCGTCCCGATCGACCGGGAGGGAATGAGCAACCACTATGTCGGCCGCCTCGGCGGCGCCACCGTGGAGGTGGCCAATTTTGACGCGTTCGTCCACACGCAGCTCGGGCCGCTCGCGGAGGACATTGCCGGTGATTTCGAGGCCAAGGCTCGTCTTTTGCTGGAGCGGATCCGCGGCGGTGAGCACCGTGATTTCCTGCTCCGGGACGGGACGCGCGCGGGGATGGTGCTGGTGGACGAGTTCCAGGATTTTTCACCGGTGCGCGTGGATATCGTTGCCGACTATTTCCGGCGCGACACCACAACCGCCCGGCTGGTGGTTTTGGGCGACATGATGCAGACCATCTTTAGCCGCGCGCTGGACGACCACACGCACCCGCTGATCCGGATCGACGCGCTCCGACCGGCCACGTTCCGCCTGAGCCGGTGCTACCGCTGCCCGGCCGCACACATCGAGACGGTCAATATCCTTACCAGTGCCATGCGCTCGAGATACGACATCCCGCCGATGGTCTCGGACGCGACGGGTCCGAGGCCGCTGTTTTTCACGCACGACGCGACGATGAGTTTCCAGGGCGCGTACCATACGGCACAGACCGTCCTCCGGATGATCGAGGCGCTCCGTGCGCACGACCAGTCGGTTACCACCGGCGATATCGTGATCCTCATGAAGCGGTGCAACCACCAGTCGGTATTTAACCGGCTCGCGGTGATGCTGCGGCAGCGCGGCGAGGAGTTCTACGTGGCCGAGACCAGGAACTGTCTGAACGAGCACCACGCGATTGACTGGGAGCGCGCCAGGGATCGCCTCGTGATGCTCAGCATCCACGGGGACAAGGGCAAGGGGCATCCCGTCGTCTTTTTCCTGGGCTTCTCGGCGGGCTCGATCCCGGAGGAGCGCCACCTCCTCCAGACGGAGGAGCTCCTCTCGCAGTCGCTGATGAACGTGGCCATGACGCGCTCCACGCGGTACCTCTTTGTGGGGATGAGCCGTTCCGCCCCCTCGGTCTATTTCCGGCGGTGCGCACGGGAGCTGGCGTCCGTGGCCTCTATGGCCTGGCGCCCGGAGACGATCGATGACGGCGTCCTGGCGGCCGTCGCGCGTGCCGCGGGCACGGACGCGCCGTTCCTCGGTGCCGTGGAGGAGAGGAAAGTGCCGCTCGCCGTCCCCGTGCGCAGCATCATCAGCGTCCAGCAGGAAGACAAGGACGTATGGCGCGACCCGCTCCGCGACATCGCCGCGCCCCGCCGTGAGATCCTCGGCACGCCCGTCCGCCTCCGGCTCGACGACGGCCGGGCGAGGATCTTACGATCGCTCGTTCGCCTCCTGTTTGCGCGCATCGTCCGTCCCGCGCTCCTCTTAAAGATCCTCCGTCCTTTCCGCCTGTCGCACCCCATCGTCTTTACGACCGACGACCAGCTCCTCTCGGTGGTCAAGGATCACCGTCTCAACCGGATGATCGAGGACACCGAGTACTGGAAAACCACCACACGGCGCATCGGCCTGTCGGAGCGGTTCCCGGAGCCGCGGCTCATCGTCCACGCGGTCTTTGAGCGGATTCAGCGGTCGTTGGAGGCCGTGGCCGACGCGGCTCGGCCGTGCGATCCGGCCGACCTGTGGCTGGTGGCGCTCTTCTGTCTCGAGTACCTGGAGAACCAGGACAACCACAGCCTCCTCCTGTACCACGGCTCTCCACCGGACGGCATCCCCGGCATCGAGGCCAACCTGCGTGCGTACGCGGCACGGCTGGCGGCTCCGAAACGCCTCCTCTTTCAGCAGAAAGCGGCGCTCATGGGCGTCATCGACGACGCCGAGCGCCTGGAAGGCCTCGGCTTCCGGCGCACGCTCGAGCCCGACAAGAGGATCTTTGTGGAGGGCTACCGCTTCGGCATCAATGCCACGATCGATTTTGTCGATCCGGACGCCAACCTGCTCATCGACCTCCGGTTCTCCGCGCAGAACGAGTGCCGGCCGGAGTGGCTCGCGCAGGCCATCACTGGTTCGTTGCTCTCGAGAAACAGCCGGTACGCCAACGCGCGGCACATCCACATCTATAACGTCACGAGAGGCGTCCTGTACACGACGATCCGCCGGAAAGCGCACACGATCCGTGGTTGGATCCTGCCTATCCTGGAGAGCTACCGTTTCCCGGACGTCTTGCGTGTCGAGCTCGAGGCGCAGATCCGGGATGAAAAATAATTTATTTTTCCACAGATAGAGGAGCATGGAGAAGAGGCTTGTTGCTGTGGTTGCCGCGGCACGAGCCAACCCGGTCTTTCACCCGCTCATACCCCTCGCGCACAATCCCTGCCTCTGCATCCTCCTGGAGACCGTCCTCTCCGTCTCCGGGGTGGAAGAGATCCGTGTCCTCGCCCACCCGGAGCAGAAAGCCGTCATCCAGACGGAGCTGAACCGGTGGTTTCCCGAGGAGAGGATCTCCATCCATACACGGTGGGACGACGCGCTCCGGGATCTCGGCGACGACGATCGAGTCCTGGTGGTTCAGACGGAGTTCCCGCTGCTTTCGAGGTCAACCCTCCTCCAGCTGACAAGAGACGAGCGATCGGATGACGGAGCCGTGCTGCTGGCTTCGAGGCTGCGCAACCACGGTCTCTACACCGGCCTGACCGACGACGGCTTCCGGCGGTATCCTGACAACGACCAGGAGGGCACGACGTGTTTCTGTGGCGCGGCCGTGGCGCCCGTCCGGTCGTTTGTCCCGATCCTGAGCCTGCTCGAGGAGGATGCCGACCATGTCGTGGCGATGGAACGGGCCGGGCTCTTGTGGCTGAGCCCGGCGACCGCCGCAAAGGAGTGCGCCGTCCTCCGGAGCCACGAAGACAAGAACTACCTGGAAGAGGTCTACATGGAGAACCGCAACGCGGATTTTATCTATCAGTTCTACAGCCTCTGGAAGCGGTGCTCTCTGATCGAGTCGCGGCTCGAGTCCCTTGAAGAAAAGATGTCGCGCTAAATTTTTTCATCTTCTTGATAGAGATGCCTCCTCCTCTGATCGAGAAATCCTCCCTCCGGCGTCTGTTTACAGACGATCTCACCCCGCAGGAGAGGGCGCGTCTGGCAAACGGCCTGGATCCGTTCCCACCGGTCAGCACGCCGCTCGTCCTCCTCCTCCGCTCGCCGGTGGTCTGTCGGGAGTCGCTGAAAGAGCTCGTTTTTCATTACGCGGATATCAATCTTTTCGGGCTGGACGGGTCGAACCCCCTCTACGAGGTTCTGTTCCGGTGGATCGGCGGCAGGACAGACGATGCTCTGGTTCTCCTCGATCTGGTGCTCCGGCTCGGGGCGAATCCTTCAGTGCCGTTGATCACCGGCACCCGCGCGCTCACCCCGATCGACCTCGTCCTGGAGCATGCCGATCTGCCGTGCGCGGAAAAGATCCTCGTCTTGCTCCTTGCCTTTGGTGGTTCTTCCGGCGTCTCTGATCATCCGCTCCTCCAACGCCTCCTCGCGCTCCGCGCGGACACGCTCGACGAGCCGCTGCTCTCGCGGCATCCGATCCTGGCGTCCCTCGTGCGGCGGCTCTGGAACCTCCCGAAAGGCCTCGGCACGCCGGAGATCCTCCGGCGCCATTATTATCTGGGGCTGGATCTCGTCCGGCCACTCGTGCCCGAGGCCGCGGCGAGCCTCGGAACCGCGGGCGCCATCCGTGTGAACCCGCTCTTTGAGGATCGGGGATACGACGGCGAGGACGGCTTCGTGTCGGAGGAGCGTTTTCATTTCTCGGTAGACATGATCCCCCACGTCGTGGCCGCCGGCAAGAACCCGATCACGGGCGTGCCGCTCCCGGATCAGACGCGCCGGGAATGGCTTCGGCGCCTCCTCGACGCAGAACCGCCGCTGCCCACCCGGTCGTTCCGGGATGTCGTCGACCGGTGGCCGGCGCTGTGGCCGGTACGGGTGGACGAGCAACCGGATGTCCTGTGGGCCGTCTGCGACCGGCTCCATTCATTCCTGCGGCTCGTTCATCCGTACACACAGGTCATGAGCATGACGGGCTGGTCGGCCACCAAGCGGGCGTATTTTCTGGATGTGGCAGAGGCCGAGAACCGCACCCTCGATGATTTCCTCCGCGGCGTGCTCACGATCGTCCCGACGGCCGAGAGTCCAGATACCGTGCTGACGAGCCTTCATTTCCTGGTGGAAAATACCGTCGGAGATTACGTCCTCTACGAGGAGCTCGTTGCCGCTTTCCGGGGGGCGAACGAGGATTTTGTCTTTTATTTCCTGGACGCCATCCTCGTGCCCGGCGTGCTGGACGTCCTGCTGCGGCACGTGCCCACCCGGTCTTTTCTGGAGCTATCCCAGGCCTGGTTCCGCGTGTGCGACGTGTATTTCCACGAGCACGCCCTCGACGAGGCCACGACCCCGGCGCTGCTGACCGATTAGGACGTTCGACGTTTTTTATTGGGATAAAAAAACATGAAACGCATCTACCTGTCGGGGGATCGGGACGAGCACGAGGCCGTCCTGCGCCGCTGCCGCGTGCCCGTTACCGAGGAGGCCGCCGGCCTCCTCCGCGACGTCCTCCGCAAACACCTGGATCTTCCTTCCGCGGTGGATCGCTCGCACAAGCCGCCGCACGCGCACCAGAAAAAGATTGTCCGCGCGATGCGCGACAGCCGCGGCCTGATCGTCTTCCACAAGGTCGGCTCCGGCAAGACGCTGACGGCCATCCTCGTCAGCCAGGACTACCTCGACCGCTTCCCCTGGAAGCGCGTCGTTGTCATTACGCCCGCCGGGCTCCTCAGCAATTTCCGGGACGAGATGAGAAAATCGTTCAAGAACCTCCTGTACGAGGATCGCTACGAGTTCTTTTCGTACCACGCGTTTGTCAACCGGTGCAAAGACGACGAGTTATTCTGCCACCGGTGCACCGACACGCTGCTCATCGTCGACGAGGCGCACAACCTGCGGCACATCTACCACGCCAGGAAAAACAAAAAGACAAAAAAAGTCAAAGAGTACGGCGTCATGAACCGGTGGATCACCCGGTGCGCGGAGCGCGCCGACAGGGTGCTCCTGCTCACGGGCACGCCCGTCTACAACCATCCCAATGATATCGCGGCTCTGTACAACATGATCCGGGAGGCGAACGAACGCCCCTTCCGGTACAGCTACGACCAGCAAGACCTGTTCGACTACGGCCTCCTGGATCAGCGCGTGTCGCTGTACGAGCCCCCGGTCGAGGCGGGCGACTACCCCAGGCGCGTCGATCATCTGGTGCCGATCGTCATGAACGATGATTTCCTCCGGCGCTACGAGGAGCTCCTCGAGAACCTCGAGCCCGGCGAGCGTCCCGAGTACCTCAGCCGGCTGTTTGGCGACGAGACCAACCTCGAGCCTTTCTTCAACGGCGTGCGCCGGGGCGTCAACAACCTCGAGGACGAGCGCAGCGCCAAGATCCAGTGGGTCGTCCAGAAAATCCTGGATCCGGCAACGCCCGGGCCGATCCTCGTCTTTTCCGCGTGGCTCAATGCAGGCAACCGCATCGTCGCCAACATCCTCGAGCACAGCCTCTTCAACGGGAAGCCGGTCCGCTACCGCGTCATCGAGGGTGACGTGCCCATGAAAGACCGCCGGGGGATCGTGTCGCGGTATAATCATGGCAGGACGCGCGTCCTTTTCTTGTCCAAGGCCGGTGGCGAGGGGCTGGATCTCCGGAACACGCGCACGGTCATCATCATGGAGGAGTCGTGGAACCGCGCCTCGCAGGAGCAGGTCATCGGCCGTGCCATCCGCTACCGGAGCCACCACGGTCTGCCTGAGGATCAGCGCCGCGTCGACGTCTACATCCTCAACCACCTCCGGCCCACGGACATGGATTACCGAGACAAGGTGCGCGCCTGGCTCAACGACGGGGGTGGGTATTCGTTTCTTGGCTTCCCGGTCGATCTGGAGATGATATCGATCGATTTTGCGCTCCGGGCGTACCACAAGAAGAAAAAAAAAGTGCTGGACGGCTTCGTCCGGCGGCTCCGCGAGCTCTCGTACCGCGGCCGTGTGGCGGCCGAAGAGGCGCGAGAGCGTCGAGAGCAGGAGCGTCTGGAGCGAGAGCGCCAAGAGCGCGAACGACGAGAACGCGAGCGCCAAGAGCGCGAACGCAGAAAACAAGAGCGCAAAGAGCGTGAGCGCCGAGAACGAGAGCGAAAACGTCAAGAACGCCGAGAACGCGAGCGGAAACGACAAGAGCGTCCCGAGGCGCGTGCCACGGAATCCGGCCTGCGCGAAAGGATCCGCGCGCTCCGCTTCGCGTCCGTCTCTGCGGCGGTGTACGACGAGTCCACGCGGCTCACAAAAGAGCTCGATGACGACATCATCCGTTTCTACCGCGAGATGATCGGTTCCGTGCCGGCCGATCCTTTCACATTCGCCGCGGCCTCGTGGCCGAGCCTGGTCGAGAAAGTGTGTCCCAGGAGCAGGAAATGCCGGCTCCTCCTCCAGAGCTACCTCGGCCTCTACCCGGTTCCGCTGTATCCGCTGCTGATGGAGAATGCCAAGAAATCCGTCCTCGTGCGGAGCCAGGCGCCAGACGTCATCGGCCACCTCTCCGCGATGGCCGACAGGATCCGGGCGCTGTACAGGGAGAGGCACGGCGTGCCGTTCCCCGAATAATTTTGATGAGCCGCTGGAGATCTTCGTTCGGAAACTTGTAGTCGAGATCGGGCTGATCCTTGTACCCGTCTTTGAGCAGCGTGTGCTCGCCGGTGAAAGATGCCGGACGGCCAGACGATCAGCGCCGAGCCGTCAAAATACAGCTTGTTGTTCTTGTCCGGCGTAATGACAAAACTCGATTTCACCAGCCGCCGCGGACAGAAAATGTCCACGTACCGCGTGCCCTGGAGCACCATCAGGTTGTCGTCCTGGTGCGTGTGCATGTACCACGGCCGTTTGATGCTGTTAGCACCGTGGATCACGCGGTCGATGCCGTCGATCTTTGGAATATCCGAGATCCATCTCGTCGAACGGGTTTCGTGCGTCCTCCTCAGGACGCGCATCGGGATCACTCTATACATGTTTTGCTGTTCTGTTTCAAAAAATATTTCATGCCTCCAATCGAAAAAAGTCCTCGACCATCGCGGCGAGGCGGCTCGCGTCCGGCGTCTCGTCGTACTCCTGGCAGAACGTGCACGAGGGAAACTGTCGGCTCAGCGCCACCGGCTCGCCGCTCTCGTCCGCCGTAAAATAATCACACGGCTCCTCCTGGCCGTGGAACAGGAGCATCACTGTCGTGGTGTCCTCACCGTACTGGAGGGTCAGCAGGCGTTTGAGGTTGCTCCGCGTCAGTCGCATGGGCTGGAGCCAGCCGACAAAGTTGTCGTACGTGTCCTCCATGCACCGGATGGTAACGCCTCTGTCGTCCTGTTGGAAATGGAACAGGCCTTTCCACGCGTTGTCCTCCACCAGCACGTACAGCACCATGTTCAGGGTTTTCCGGAGCGCTTCGGCCTTGTCCGATTCTCTGGCCTCCGCGACGATGCGCCTCGCCATCTCTTCGGCAATGTCGTACGCGATGGTCGTTGTCTTGCTCATTCTTGTCTGAACCACACCAGAGGCCGATCCTCATTTTCTTCATTTTTCTGGCCAGAAAAATGAATCCGCGGAGGCTGCGGCGCGAAGCCTCAAAAGCATGCTCGAAGACCGATATCTTCAGGTCATGGCTCACATGTACCGCGGCGAGATGAACCGCATGATGACGTACCGGCAGCGCCTCGACACGACGCTCCAGTACTCGGTCATGATCTCGTCTTCCATGCTCGTCTTTTATTTTTCTACGGTGGCGCATCCGAATTTTCCGCTGATGATTGTCCTGTACCTGTGGGTATTTCTGCTGGTCGAGGCGCGGCGGTACCGGTATTTCCTGCTCAGCCGAAGCCGCGTCCGGTGGTTCGAGCGCGTGTTTTTCCTGCAGAAAGCCGTTCAGAACACGGAGCCGTCCATGGAGAGCCTGGCCGTCCTCATGGATCACGAGCGCCTCGATCGTTCGGTTGTCTGGTGGCGGTGTATCGGTATCCGGTTGTGCCGCTATTACCTGTGGCTGATCGACGTGGTCCTTTTCGGCTGGTGGCTCCGCGTCCACCGGCTCTCGCCCGGGTGGTTCATCGTTTCCGGATTCCACGCCCTCCTCCATCTCCTCGTTCCGTTCTTGATTGGCCACCCGGATTTCTAGGTCAAGACGGTGAAAAGCATGCCGACAGACGCAGGTTTTCGTGTCTTTTTCTTTTCATGACAGCAGCCGTGCTTTCCCTGTCTGGTTCGGATGGAACGAGCGCCGGTGATGCTCCGACGGGCCGTGCTCGCGGAGCGCCCGCAGGTGTTCCGCCGTCCCGTATCCCTTGTTCTGACGCAGGCCGTATCTCTCCAGCGCCGCGTCCGCGTCGCACGCGGACACGACGTACTCGTCACGGTGCGTCTTGGCCAGGATGCTCGCGCAGGCGATCTCGGGGACGGTGTCGTCGCCGCGCACGACGCACTCGTGCGGCACGTCGTGGTACGGCACCCAGTACGACCCGTCCACGAGGATCCTGTCCGTTGCGGTCGGTTCGAACGCGTCCAGGACGCGGTGGAAAGCATTCATGGTCGCGCGCAGGATGTTGACGGCATCGATCTCGTCCCGTTCCGCCCATGCGACGCGGAAAACCGTGGCGTTTTTCTCGATGAAGCCGCGGCTTTTCTCCCGCTGCTTCGGCGTCATCTTCTTGCTGTCGCGGATCACGATATTCTCGGCGCGGGCGCGCTCCATAAAATCCACTGGCAGCACGACGCCGGCGCAGTAGACACGGCCGAACAGCGAGCCGCGTCCCGCCTCGTCCAGACCAATGATCATTGGTGCGGTTGGATCATGAGATCGTACCGATCTTCATTTTTGTCGGACGTTTAAAGACTCATCGCCGACGGGAAAGAAATGAACGTTACCTACGTGACGGCGCTCTACCAGATCTACCCGCCGGATAACTCCCAGGAGGCGCGGCTGGTGGGTCACGTCCGCGCGTTGCTGGAATCCGGGCTGCGGCTCGTGGTCTTTGTGGACGGGCATTACGAGGCGCTGGTGGGTCGGTTCTGCAGGGAGGCGGTCATGATCCGCCTGCCGCTTGAGGAGGTCGGGATCTACCGCCGGATCATAGAGAGCGGCGCTGCGCTCCCCGTCTCGCGCAACGAGAAAAAAGACACGATCGAGTACCTGGCGCTCATGAATGCCAAGATCGAGTTTTTGTGGCGCGCGCTGCCGCACGCCGACACCGAGTACCTGGCATGGATCGATGCCGGCACCGCCAAGCATTTCCGCGACGCGTCGTCGTGGGCACGGCTGGCTTCGATCCGCTTCGGCGGCTTCTCGACGATCCTCATGCCCGGATGCCACCACCACGCTTTCCCGTGGGAGGTGTTGTGCGACCGCGTGTACTGGATGTTTCTCGGCACGCTCTTTGTCTGCCACCACGCCTTTGTCCGAACGTTCTACCTCGTGTCCGTGGAGACGCTCGAGCGATTCCTCCACACGAACCGTATCACCTGGGAAGTGAATATCTGGATCGATGTCGCGACGCGCTACCCACGCGTCATCCGGTGGTACGAGGCCGATCATGACGACCGGATGACGCTCGTCCCGCCGGCTTTTACACGCCCGCCGGTCTGTCTCGTAACCACCGGCGACACCACCTCGAGGCTCTACGACACGATTGTCCGACCCGGCGCACCGTTACCGGATGACGGCTGGGTCGCTATTTGTGTGGCTTCGGACGCGTCCACCCGCCTCCGCCCGGAGACGGAGCTGACGGGCGATGGCCTGCGGGACAAAGACGAGGCAACGGCATTCAGGCCGGATCTTGTTATTGACGAGCGTGTCGACCTTGTCGCGCTCCCGATGGATCATACGACGCGAGAAAAGATCACGTCTTTTCCGATCATTCCTCGTATGCCGCTCCTCCCGGTGATCCGCAAGACCTCGTGCGACGGGCTCGGGAGCGTGCTCAAGTGCCTCCTCAACGGCCTGAGCATCGCTAGCGAGTGCCGGATCCGCCTCGGGTGCTATGACACCGTCCTGGATCCTGTCCATGTCTTTGATGAGACATTGAGTGGCTCACACCAGATCGAGGACATGTATACCTGCCGGCTCCTCATGCTCCGTAAAGAATCCGTCCTCTTTGATGGTCTCCCGCCGCTGCCTCATTTTCACCGGAGAGACGGGGTTCAGAACACGCGCCTGAACCGGTTCTTTGTCACGGATCGGCGGATCGATTTCTGTTACGAGCCGGACAAGATCCCGCTCCCGATACGCGAGCGCGTGCTCGGTGCTGTTCGCCGCGTCGCGTTCCACGGGACGGTGCTGACGGCGGTCGAACGGCTCTGTGGATCGTTCACGTCCTTTGGGGATGGCGTCCTCGGGGTCTCGGTTCGGACGTGGTCCGCGTCGTACGATTTAATCGTGTACGAGAAAGCGATCGAGCGTGCCGTACGGTCATACGGGATCACTCTCCTCGTGCTCTCGATCGATAACCCGGCATGCAATCTCCTCGCGCCGTATCTCGAGCTCGCCGCCCGTTTTGGGGTGCAGTGCCTCGTGCTCGAGGCGGATGCACGTCTGAACGACCTCCAGCACGCGGCCGTCAAGATGCTCGTGTTGTCGCGGTGCCGATTTTTCATCGGGAACTACATGAGCACTTTTACGGAACTCGTGTACTGGTTCTCGGGGTGTCGGATTGGCATCTTTCCCATCGTCTACTTTACCGAGGTGTACGTCCTGTACCACGACGAACCTACCCGCCGGGCGGCCGAGGCGCTGGACAGGGCGTGGGTCGTGCCCTTGGAGTGCCCGTTCTCGGACGGGACGATCGCCGTCGCGACGCGCCTCCCAACTCGGCACACGAGGTGGGTGGGTTTTCTGTCCTCGGAGGCGTCTGACAAGATCGATCTCGGACGCATCGACGAGGCGCTCCGGCGCATCGAGGTCGAGGAGGGCTTTGCGGCAGAGGTTGATGTTGTCGCGTTCTTCAACCCGGCACCGCAGATGACCCTCGCCGAGCAGCTCCGACCGGAGCTCGCCGCGCTTTTCCGGCACGTCCTGACCGGCTGCGGCGAGAGCGAGGACGCGTTCGAGTCGCCGTCGACCGTCTGTTTCTACTGCAACTACTGGATCGCCAAGAAAGAATGGGTGGATCGGCTGCGGATCTGGCTGAAAGGCGTCCTCCGATTCATGGACGAGGACGAGACGATCCGGGATCGCACGGACGGGGAGAGGTACGAGCTGCGTGAGCGGCTGACGCCGTATTTTTTCGGCAGCCGGGGAGCGCGTGTCCAGATGATGTAAAAAAGATTTGTCGAGAGTAAAATGGGTGCAATCCTGTCTATTTTACTCGTAATCCTCCTGCTCATGATTGCGTGCGTGGTGGTGGTCGTCTTTCTGTTCCGGATGCGCGTCATCCCTCGCTACCTCATGACCTACGAGACGTACGAGACGTCTCTCGACGGGATCAAACTCTCGGTGGCCGGGCTGCGCCGCGACGCGCACGACGACCTCGTGGTTCTGTACCGCGGTCCTCGGTCGCGCGGCTTCCTCCACGAGACCGGGCTGGGACAGCTCGTCGACGCCGTCGTTGTCTGCCCAGACCGTCTCCCGCGCGCCTCCCGTCTGCGCGATCGCTTCCCGGCGCGCCGCCTGCTCCTGGTGGGCGAGGGCGTGGGACTCGCGGCGTGCCGGGCGATGGCCGGGGACGACGACCGTGTGGACGCGGTTGCCGGGTGTCCGGCCGGGATCGTCCTCCAGGGAGCGCCGCGGTGTCCGGTGCTCCTCTGCCTGGGCGACGACGACACCACCACACCGCCGCACGGCAAGAACGTGATCGTGCGGCGGCTGCGCGGCAGGGGCTGGCTCCACGGCGCTACCCGTGAGATCCTCAAATTTTTGGACAAGCATCGGAATTTCTCTCCGGATAGAAAAGGATGGTCGAGGTGAATCAGAGCATCGGCAACTACCTCTCTCATTATTTCTGGGCCTACGTGCTCGCCGTGCTCCGGCAACAGCCCTTCTCCAAGCCGTCCACGGATCGTCCGATCCTCCGGGATCTACCCGAGACCGTCCCGTTCTCTCCCCGCCTCGCCGAGGTTCTCCGGCGCGCCGGCTTTACGGTCGAGCGGCTGGAAAAGATGAATCCGAACAGCTTCTGGGTGATCCGGGACGACGGGACGGCCGCCGTCATGGAGGCGCTGCGGCCGTGGGGGAAGCATTTGTTGAGAAAGGCGCTCGAGAAGAACGGCCTCCTCGTCCGTTCGCCGTACCCGGTCATCCATTTCCGGTGCAGCGACGTCCCGTTCGCCAGGAATCCCAACTACCACCTCGTGCGAGCCGAGTTCTACAGGGACTGCCTTGAAGAGATCCGCCAGAAAATCGGCTTCTCGCCGTGCGTCGTGCTCCTCTCCTGCCACGCGCACAACACCGATCGGCGCCGCGAGACCCAGTGCTCGGCGTACGCGGAGGGCATCCGCCGTTACGTCACCGGGCTCGGCTACCGCGTCCTCGTCCGGTGCGAGACGCCCGAGCAAGACTTTGCCACGATGTTGAACGCCCCGGCCGTCATCACGCCCGGGAGCTCGTTCTCTTTTTTTGCCGGGTTCATGGGCAGCGGTGTCTTCCTCTCGGAGGGACATTTCTTTGAGCCGTCTCCCAACCGCTGCGGCACGGCGTGTGCAGGATGGCTCCGGAAAGGCTACACGCTGCTCCACCGCGACGTGCCATCCTACGAGGGTGATCCAGAGATCCTGCTGAAGCGACTCGGGTATGTTTCCAAGTAACCAAAGTCCAGCAAGAATTCCCGGATCGCTTCATCCTGGAGGATGATCTCATTCTGTTCCGCGGAAAAAAAATCCTCGTATTTCTGGGTCCGTCCCCCGGATGTATTATGATCCTGAGTGAGCAGTGAAACCGGTGAATCCTGGATCTGATACTCGTACAGATCTTTGGGAAGGTTTTCCCCCGAAGGCTGTTTCTCGATGATGTCTACCACTCTGTGGACAAAAGATTCGTCGTCATAAATCTTCAGCTCCCTGAAGAGCGCCTGGAGAGTCTGGACAGGAGCCGTCTTGTATTTTTCATAACAAAAAAGGATCGGATCGTACGACAGGGTATCGTAGAACAAGGCAAGGTTTTCGTGCATGCTCTGGAAGAATGTGAAAAGACCGTATCGTTGGATCTCCTGATCGAGGTCTTTTTTTTCGTTCAGAGACTGGAGGAATCGGAATCGCAAAAAACTACTGATGGCGGAATCTCGGACATCTCTATAGGGTGAGATCAGCAGATAATCATCGTCTATATACATTTTTCTGATTTCATGACTTTTGTTGACCAGCACATCATAACCCAATAAAGAATATGCGGTTCGGATGGCGTTCCACACCATGGTCGAACCGGTGTGTTTCATTCCGACAACGGCAATTTTCCGTTTATTCGGAAAGAATTCTTTGCGTGTTTTTCTAATCTCGAGCCGTGCGTAAACCGAAACGACTCCATGGGGCAGGCTGATTGGGATATTTAGGGAACTATCGTCCATGCCTTCTAAGAATCGGAATCGAGCGGTGTCGATGATTTCCAGAAAAGATTTGCTGAGACGCGTCCCATCCTGGAAACGGAGAAAAAAACAGCCAGATAGATGATGATCCATCCTGATTTCGAAAGGGATACCTTTGATTTGGATCGTCATGGAGGGATGACGAACCCGAATAAAAAAAGAGATTGTATGGATCGATCCGTCATAAATCGGAAAAATCTGATTGTCTGGATGATCGATCCGGTACAGATATTTCATCTCTGATTATTGTTTCTTTTTTTTTCTTTTCCAAAAATAGGACGAGATGTCGGATCCTTGTACTGCTCCTATCTACTCCCTTATCGATTATGAGGCTGATCTTGTTCCCAAAGAGGCGGCCAAGATATCCTACATCGATATCCAGATCTCGCCCTCACGATTTCAGAACAGGATCTGGACGTTCGTATTTGGAGGAGAAGTGTACCAACGCAAATTCGCCCAGGTGTTCAGATTCCAACCCGATTGCTCTATACCGCTGCCTCAAACCCCAAACACGACCATCAATTGTATCTCTTTCACGCCTCCCATCCAGGGATTCCTGACACTCAATAACAAGACGATCAGCATCTCGGATAGTCCAGATCTGGTTTCTTTTACGTGGGAGAGCAAACCTCGTTCAGACGAGATCTGTGTTTTCACACTATTTTTGAATCTGCCATGTAAATATTTTAAGCCATGCGAGAAAAACACGATCTATGCCAATCTGTGGCTCAAAGACGCACGGTATTGGAACCGGTGTTGCGATATCAACCCTACGGATACGAATCAGTGTCTTGGTTGGTCAACACGGGGGCAAAAGGCCACTTTTTTTAATCCACCGACGGATCTGGCTGCATTTCCCAGCACGAATGTGAAACACCCCGCTGGGTGCTAATGACCGGGATCGGAAACGTACCGAGACTTGTCTGACGCACGCTCGACGTCTTGCTCGAGGTGGCCAGAGACTCGTGAGGTGATGGCGTCGTGCTCGAAAGATGCCGTTCCGCCGGCCGTCCGTAAACGGCATCGCCAAAGATTAAATCTCCAGAGAAATAAATGATCTTGGACTTGGAAGGCAGAAAAATCGTCGAGCCCGGGGCCAGGCGGCTGCAGCAGCAGAAACGGCTCGATCGCAAGAACTACTTTGATGATCGCGAGCGATGCCGGGTGGAACGGGACGTCGCGGCCTTTGCCCAAGAGTTCAGGATCGAGCCCGAGACGATCCAGGGCTGCCAGGGGCTCGACGCGCGGGGCTGCTGGCGGCGCTTCCGGGATTTTGACGACTTTTTTACGCGGCGCAGGCTTCGGTTGCCGGAGCCGATCCCGTACCATCCACGATCCGCGGCGGCACGCCGTGTCGTCTCGCCGGTCGACGCGTACGCGCTCTGTCTCGGCCGCGGCCAGCTCCTCCGGCTCAAAGACCAGGAGTACAGGATCGGCATGCCGGGTGCGATCCTGGCTCTCCGGTTGAGCCCGTGTCATTACCACCGCATCCACAGCCCGTGCATGGGTTTTGTGACGAGCATCCGTTCCGCCGGGTACGGCTACAGCGGCACCTACCTCATGGACTACGGGGTCGGTGTCCTCTCACGAAATTACCGTGTCATCATGACGCTGAGGATGATCGACGGGACGGATCTGGTCATGACCGCGGTCGGTGCACGATGCGTGGGCTCCATCGAGATTACGCATCCCCGCATCCTGACCGCTTTCCGGGAGGAGTACCCGTCCCTGCCGTGGCAGGAGGTTCTGAACCGCCGTCTCGAGGTCCGTTTTCGGCGGCCGCCCACGGTCGGACTCACGGACGAGCTCGGTCGATTCCGCCTGGGTGGCTCCATGGTGGTGCTGACGGTGCCCACCGCCATCGAGCCGTCGATCGTCCTGGACACGATCCGGAGACACACGCTTGCCGATGCCGAGACGTCGGTCTCTGTCGGCCAGCCCTTGTTTTCTGTTCTAAGCGCGGCCGTTCAAAAATTTTCAGGTTTTTAAAAAAAAAAATCTTTAAAAAACATCTTACCCATGGCTCAGCTGCAACCCCCTCATTATTATCGAACCGACGATCTCCAGGAACTGAACCAGAAGATCCAGCACCGCTTTATCCGCGACGTGGTCAAGCCGTACGGACCGGCCGCCAGGAAAAGAGAGTACCGCATCCCCGACCTCCGGCCACGGCGCGAGTCGACGACGCTCCGCAAGACGCCGATCGGTGAGATAAAGAGCCACGCGCACGAGAAAGAAATCAACCCGTACACCCTCTACCGCCCCGAAGCGTTCGAGCCACCACCATCACCACCCGCCACCCCGCCACCGGTCGTCTTGTCCTGCCTGGACATCCACCGCCACGTCCACGACTGTCCCATCTGTGGGCGGCTGTACCAGTCGTACTCCCCCGTCTACATCGGGATCATCCTCATCCTCGTCCTGGTCATTGCCGTCCTCCTGAAGCAGGTGGTTGACGGCTCGCGCGGTCTAAAGACACAAAAGACGGCGATGGAAACATCATGATCATCCACCTGGATTCGAATTACAGGAACCGGGCGGTCTATCCGGATCCGAGCAGCTACGTCCTGGAGATCAACGGGACGCCGCCGGGATCGGACAGGAGCGACAGCCGGTCGTTCGCGTCGACGCCGTTCCGGGTCTTGTACTCGTCGCCATTTTTCGAACGATCCGTCCCGATCGGGTTCCGCGCGTACCCGCGATCGCTCGTAATCCTCGATCTTGCCGCGTGTCCGGACGAGTGCCTGCGGAGTCTGATGGATCAGCCGGTTACGGCGCTCCAGAGTTATTTCGTGGGCTACGAGGCGCTCTGCCTGGAGACCAGCCTCACTTCTGTCGTGACGGCCTGCTTTTTCAATTACGACCAGTTTGTCTGTCTGCTGACGGATCCGATCACGCGGTTTGGGAGCGGTGGGGGGACGCTCGTCTTTGTGAACCCGTCGCTGCGCGCCGGCAGCAATTTCCTGGTGGCCGGCTACTCGTTCATCAGCCAGCAGCCCGGCGGCGGCTTCTACAACGACAACGGCGTCAGCACCGACACGACGCTCGTGAACCTGACGAAAAGAGCCATTGCCCGCGTGACGGACGTCCTGAGGCCGTTCCGGAACGTCCTGTTCGAGGGCGATATAGCGTTCTCACCGGGCGATCTCGTCCTCCTGATGAATAACCGGCTCTCGACCGGGCAGAACCATTTTTTCCTGACGGTGCGCGACATCTATCCCTCGGCGCTGTACACGTTCGAGCTTGTCGGGGACACGCCGGCCGGCCTGCGCGAGGACGACGTCCTCGAGAGCGAGTTCGGTGCCGCGAACGATCCAGCCACGGATCCCGTCTTTTATCGGGGACCGCGCGGCTTCTACCACATCGGTCCGGGCGGCGGTGGAGATCGAAAGATCGTCTTGCGCGTGGCCGAACGGCGACGCCTCGTCCTCGAGTTCCCGGGGAACGGGATCGAGACCGGGGCGGTGTACGTGCTGCGGTGCACCCGGGATCCGGCCATCAGCCTCTCCATCCGGTGTACGCGCGCGCGGTACGCTTTCCTGTCGGCCGACCCGCTCCCCAAGACCGTCCGCCTGATGGCCTACCTCCTTACGGGCGTTCTCGCGATCCCGGTCTACCTGGTGGTCCTCAAGACGGCCGGTCGCGTCCTGTACATCGATCCGCCGCCGTTCACCGGCGAGACGCTCCTCTACGAGAACGGCGGTCTCGTGCCGTACTCCTACGTGTATCCCAGCCTCGTCCTGCCGGTCGCCAACAACCCGCTCGTCTGCTGCCAGGTCCAACTCTCCTCCATCTCGCTGCCCAACCTGCCGATCTGCGGCACGAACCTGCTCCTGACCGACTACCCGTACGTCCTCGTGGTCTTTGGGACGGCCACGGGTATGGACGCGCGCGGCGGGACGCTCACCCTCGGCGGCCTCTACTCCAACAACCCGAACGCCGTCCAGGCCGTGTTTGTGGCCTCGCTGGCCAACATCCGCAACCCGGATCTCGTCCGTTTCGCCGTCGTGCGTTCACCGCAGATCGTCGGCATGAAACTCAACCTCGCCGAGAGCCTGCGGTTCGCGGTCTTCCTCCCGGACGGCTCGCCGCTCACCTACGCGCGGAGCTACGAGCGCAACCTCATCACGGGCGAGATCGTCGGCACGTCGCTCGGCTGCAGCAGCGATGCCTCGCTGACGACGGAGCCGACGCGCGTGTACTGGTCGGAGGATCCCCACTCCATCAGCGCCACCTTTGTCGTCCGGGCGCTCGCATGAACACGAGGCGAAAAAAAAAAAGAGCGGATGGATGGCGACAAAAGATTTTTTGACATGATAAAAAAAAGATGGCCGAGGATGCGCTCCAAAAGATCAGCGTGCTCAGGACCGCTCTCGAATCGTTCCTGACCGATCCGGGCTACAACGAGCTGCTCGACCGGGCATTGACGGGCAAACAAAAGACCCTGAGAGAAAAGATCATTGTCTTTCTCGAGAATGATTTCGTGTTTTTCAGCCCGCAGAGACAGGTCCTCAGAAAGAAATGGAACAAAGACATCCGGAAAGAGGTCAGCCTCTTTATCGCACACGCCACAGCGGTGGTCAAGGCCATCAGGGATAAAAACGCCGATCAGATCCTCTTTCTGATGAACAAGCATTTCTATAACAGTTTCAGCGAACGGCTGCCCACGGTCTACAAATACGTGAAAGAGGTGGAACCCAAGAAACCCGGGATCATCGATGAGGATGTCGGCAGGATCGTAAGACACGTTGTGGAATACCAGCGCGACGACACTCCTTATCAGGTCTACACGATCCTGAAAAAATTCCGAGATGATCTGCCCGACCCGCCCGACTCATGGCTGGAAGGAATGGAACCACAGATCGCCGGCACCTGGAGATCGATCATGGAGTGCCTGAGAGTGCTCATCGAGATCATCGATCACTTCCTCGACCAGGATCGGTTTTTCAGGACTTTCCGTGTCAAAATACTCAAGAGCCGTGGCGTGCGGTTTTTCCCGATCGACGAGTGGAGGCGCCTCGCGGATTTTTTTTTCTCTCATGGCATGCATTTTCTCAAAACGGAGGATCCGGAATCACTGAATGACTTTGGAAAGATCGCCGAGTTTTCTCGTCTGCTGAGACGATGGCAAGAGGATGCCGGATCTCAAGAAAAAAAGCAGCAGAGCGAGGCCGTGGTCGTGCCCGAGGATCAGGACGACTGGACGGCATGGATCCAGGCCAGGATGGGAAATCTCCGGCAGCGCAACGCCAGGGTCGTTCCGCCGCGACAGCAACAAAAGAGAACCGCCGCACCGCGAGCCCAGCGCGTCCGGCAGCCGCCGCCGGTCATCCCGCAGGCGCAGGCTCAGCCGCAGGCTCTGCCGCGAGAGGCGCGAGACGAGCTGCGGGAGCGGATCCTCCAGCGGATCGGAGAGATCCAGGATGACGTCCAAAACCGTGTGTCCCGCGTTCGGGGGGTGAATGACCCGCACCTCCGTCGCAAGCAGGCCAACATCAGGCGGGTGCTGAGCGGCCTGAGCCGGATCGGCCGTGACATCCTGGAGAGGGCGCTCCGGCGCGAGGCGGAGGTCATCCTGCTCCTCGATGTCAAGAACATCATGCGGACGCTCTTCCCGCAGAGCGGGCCGGGACAGGACAGGGAGCGCGTCGAGCACGGCCATCCGTCACTGCTGAGGATGGCCGTGGAGCGGTTCCTGCCGTCTCCGAGCGATGTCCTCACACTGCTCGATCATGACCGGTGCTACGCGGTCTGGATCGACCAGGGCGACCTGGTGGAGGATCCGGTGGTCTGGCTGGATGAGGCCTCCGCCTACCTGAGGATCTCCTGCGCGGACGAGAACGGCGCCGACTGCTACAAGACGACCGATCGGAAGAACCCGATGGACGACTACGTCCTGCTCCTGCTCAACGATCTCTTCCTCCGGGCAAATGCGGAGACG